CACCTTGACACTGGAAGAAGAGTTACTGCTCCACTTTCTAACAATGGCCCTGCAGCAACTCTTCTTCCAGTGTCAAGGTGTGCAAACTGTAATTCTTCTTGTTGACCAATATTTGCATTATATTGTGCTCTAAATGCTTTTAGTCTTTCTTTTAATGATTTTTCTGAAAGTTGTATTTCTTGTGAAGCAGTTGTAACTAAAGATTTGAAATCTTGAACAAGTGCTTCTGGTACAGCCTTGAGTTCTCTTTCTAAAAATTCTCTAATTTTTGCTTGACTTCTTTGTTGAGCACCAGCCGCAATAGACATAGCAAACTCTGCGTCACCAGCACCAAGACTTCCTCTTCCAGTTTTATACCCAGGAATATTTCCTGCAATCATTCCATTGATTAAAACACCATATCTCTTTGACATCTCTGCTGGAATTACTGTTTCTCCAGGAGTTAATAGTGCTAATTCTGTGTCTTTATTGCCAGTACCGCCAACAACTATTGGCTTTCCCTTTGCTCTCTTTGTTGGTGCACCACCTGGTGCCCTCATCATTCCAGGATTTACGGCTGCAAATTTAGCAGCAGCCGCTGTTGCCTGTTGGTATGCCGCTATAAGTTGTGCAACAGCACTTGATTCTGCTGTAAATGTTTGTGTTAGTCTTGCGTGTGATTGATCTAGAGAGTGAGATGCTGCTGCTGCATCAATCTGTTCCATTGTCAAGTACTCAGTTTGTTCACCAAGTATTTGTGTTTGTCCAGTTAGTCTTAGGTATCCATTACGCAATACCATGGCACCTTTAACAATATTTGCCAAACCATTTGCAAGCAAACCAAATGTCATTAATGCTACAGGACCAATTGCTCCAATTGCAACTGTTAATACAACTAGTGCTTTTTTTACTCCAGTAGATAGGTTGTTAAACTTTTCTACTATTCCGCCAACAAATTCTAAAATTGGTGTTACTGCTTGTAAGAATGTTTGTCCAACTGGAACAAGTGCAAGTTTTAGGTCTTCAACAGATTTACGGAACTTGTTCATTGCTGAATCAGCAGTCACTCCAAGTTCTGTCTCTGACAATAATGCAAGATCTTCAATTGATGTACCAGCCAACTCAAGAACACGTGCAGCCTGACCAGTTTGATTTGTTACGTTGTCAAACAAAGTTGATAAACGAGCAAACTGGAACTTGCCAAATAGTTGCTCAATTGCTCTTGCACGAGTTAATGGATCAAGTGTATCTAGTGCTTTAGCAAAGTCTACAACTGTTGCCTTTAAGTCTCCTTGATTTCCTTCAACAATTTGTTTAATATTAATTCCATAGCCTTTAAGAATTGCAGATGCTTTTTCTGTTGGATTAATAAGAGCGGCGAGACCAGACTTAAGTGCGTTAGCACCTTCTGATGCATTGATTCCACCTTCTTTCATTGCAGCCATAAAGAATGCTAAATCTTTTACGTCACCACCAAGTTGTTGAATAACTGGTGCAACTTTAGGAATTGCAGTTGTAATATCATCAAGAGATACAACAGTTTGGTTTTCTACTGCGTTAAGAAAATCAATTGATCCTGCAAGTTGATCTGAAGACATCTTAAATGCATTTTGTAATGAAATGGTTGTTTCAAGTGCTTTGTTTGCTTCAATTTGTCCAAGAACAGAAAGTCTTGTTGCTTCAGTTGTCTGTCTTTGTAGATCTACTCCTTGGAAACCTGCTGCTGCAGCCTCTGCTGCAAGCCCAACTGTTTGAGAAACAGCAACACCATACTTTGTAAACATTTGACCAAGAGCAGTTATGCTTTCAAGCGCAGCATCTGTTTCTGCTTTAGGAGTAAATAAATCTCCATAAACTTTTCTAAATTTAATTGTTTGCGCTTCCATCTCCATGAAAGTGCGTGTTGCGGCTGTTCCTAAAGCCATTAGTGGCAATGTAAATCCAACCATCAACTGTCTACCAGCCCACTGAGTATTCTTACCAAAATTTAATAAATTGGTAGAACCTTGCTTAACTAGTTGATTAAATATTGCTTGTTTTTGTGCTGCTATTTGTGACTGAGTAGAAAAATTACTCATGTCAAGTTGATTAGGCATGATGGCAATTGCCTTCATCACACCGCTTGTATCACGACCTAGTTTAATATATTGAGTTTGTAATCTCTTAACACGATCTTCTGCTACCTTGCCGATTGTGTCAAACTCTGATTTAAATAAACTACCAAATGTTTTGGTTGCTCCTCCAGCAAATCTGAAGTATTCTCGCATTGAGAACTTGTTTTTTTGAAGTGAGTCTGTAAAAGATTCTGCGGTTGTTTTTACGGTGCGGAGTTCTGCAGAGAATGATCCAATAGCATTTACGCTATTAAGAAAATTCTTCTGCAGATCTCTCTGCGCCAATGCAGCCGACTCGCTGCTTTTAGCGATAGATGTATGAAACTGAGATATCTGACGTTGTAAAGCCTTTAGTTGGGCTAACGCTGCAGACGTATCAATATTAACGCCAATATTAGCATTAACATCAGCCATCTATTTACACCTCGCTTTTTAGTTTTTGTTATTAATCGTTAGAGTCTGCAGCAAGTGTTGTACCTGATGCTGCTTCTACGATCTTGTAGACAGTTGGTAAATCTAGAACTTCTTCTAGTTTCTCAATGTCTTCGGCTAGTTCTGGCTTATACTGCTTCATAGCAATCTGAACACATTCAACAAGAAGAGTCATTGACTTCTCGTTATTATCCGCCACCGCCGCAACTCCCTCAAACTTTGCCATGAATGGTCGAAGTAGAGAGATTTTTAATGGACGAACAGAGATTTCTGTACCATCCATAAGTGTGAGTTTTTGAGCCTCATACTTTGTTGTTGCCATTTTGCCTCCTATTTAGGTTAACCTTAATTATAGCATGAAACACTAGTTTTTAGGTTTCATTAGGCTTGGATCTCTTTCATCAGAATAATCGAGCCCCATGCCAATTCCAAAGCCTACTTTTCTAGCATTTTGCCCCTGAAGTGAAAGAACGTCATTGCTATCACTTGTTGCACCTTTACTAAATACCCTGGCTTTCATGTCTTCCCATTCTTTTTGACCCTTATCAGGATTGGTTGCCCCGTCTAGATCAACTCCTTGTATTGCTGCTAAAAATTTCTTTTCTTCATAATCTAATTCTCTTTTACTAGAAAGCGTAACCATTAATTCTGGCATAGATAAAGACTCTTCTAGTTCTTTATAGTCTTTCCAAATTCCTAATATAAATACTTCTGCCTCTAGTTTTGCTAAATCAAGATCATCCCAGGTGGAACCGCTAGTCTTTGCTTGTTCCTTTACTGGTTCCTCTGATTTTTTGTTTATTTTAATTCCAGCAGCAATATCAATAACCTTATATATTGTTGGTAGGTCTAGATGATCTTCTACTAAATTAGATATTTCTGGGTAGTACTGTTTCATGCAAACACCAACACATTTTACCAATACTTCAATTGCTGAATCATCGTCTGAGGCATTTTTAACACCTTCAAACTCAACCATAAATTCTCTTAAATATTTAATCTTTAATGGGATAATTTCTAATTCTGTTCCATCAATTAAATAAATATTACCTTTACTATATACTTCTGTAGCCATTTTATCTATTCTATCATAAAAAAACAAAGCCCACCCCCGAAGGGATGGGCCTGTTATTAATCTAAAACTAGATTATGTTGCTGGTGTCCAGGTACGATCTACGATCTTACCGTATGAACCAGATGTGTCCTCTGGTAGGAGACGGAATGATACTTCAAACATTGAAGCCTCATCACGCTTTGCAGATACTGTTACATTCTCAATTGAGAGTGCACGGTATGCGCTGTAAACACGCTCTACGTATGCTGAGTCCGCACAGTCACCTGTACCTGGACCTACAGCAATAATTCCACGCTCTACTGGACATTCGCCAATATCGCCTGCGGATAGGTCAAGTGCCTGTCCGTTAGATGTGCTCTTTGTGCCTGACAACTGATCAGAGTTGTAAGCAAGTGCAAGAAGAAGGTTCTCAAGTGTTGCTTCAGCAAAAGCCGTTGCCATGTTCACTTGCATTCCCTGCTTGTATAACTTAGCAACGTCAAGAAGTTGGTCAACCTGTACTTCGCCGAAGTCTGGTTGGAACTGCAATTCAAGGCCGTTCATTGTATAACCTACGTTAGTAAAATCAGTGTCATCAGCGATTGTCTCTCTGTATGACTCGGATGATACATAAGCAGGTAGGGTTCCAGCAGTTAGTGTTGTGTCTGCGACGAAAAGCGCTGCAGCACCAACAATAATGTTAGTAGACGTACCACGAGTGTATGCCATATTTTTTCACCTCTACTTTCAATAGAATCTATATTAAGTTGTTGGGGTGTTTCCTCAAAATAAGTATAACAGCATTTTTAAGTGTAAGGATTAGTATATGTTACCCCATTTAGGGTAATTTGGTCATTAGTATGATAGTCATACTCAATAATTAGTTTATTTGCATATACCGTTCTGGCTGAGGCTAGTTCTAGAACGTCTCTGGTCTCGTCTGCCTGATATACCTTTAAGTTATGAAAATAAACATTGTATGGCTCTATGCCAGTGACAGGATCTGAGCACCATGCGTTTATGTCTTGGGCTGCTGAATCTTCACGATCAAGAGCATCTGTGATAATTCTGTGAGCATCTGTTATTTTGCTTAAGTTGGTGCAATATAAATAATAGACCAACTGCTCTCTTTTATGTCTATAAAATGGGGTTGGTCTAAATCTAATTAGTCTTTCATATTGAATCAATAATGGGTCAGAAACTCCTGGTGCAGCAATATAATTTCTAAATACATCTTCTATATTTGTAGGGGATGTAGGGAATATTGGAACCATTTGCTCTGTACCGCTTAAAATACCAAAACGTTGAAGTTGTCCAACAACATAATGATTTACAAAAGTTGGTGGAAATGCGGTGACGTTAATATTTTCCATAATCTTATTCTACCCCAATCTTTGCATTTGTTATCCACTTGTATCCAGTAGCAACGCCTTTTGGTCTGCCTTGCTTTGCTCCTGCTGGTAGATTCTTTTTATAAATAGTTGGGTTACTAATATAGTCTGAAACTCCGCTTGCTCTTAGGAATGCCTGAGTAAAATATCTTCTCATGAATTCATCAAAGATTCTTTCAAAAGAACCCTCTACTTCTGTTCCACCTGGATTTCTTACTGTAATTGGCTTTGATGTAAAAACAGTTTCTCCACCTGAATAAAATCTTATTACAGAGTTTTTCTTTGGTTTTATAAAAACTGGAATTCCATCTTCCATGATTCTTGCTTTATTATAAAAAGGTGTATTCGTGTCTGCTTGAACGCTTGTTGATTGTCTAAAAGTTGAGTTTATAGAAAGACCAAGATTGCTAACAGTATAGTTAATGTCAAACAGTCTTGCTTCTGGACTTCCAGTTCTGTACCACTCATATACGTGATGAAGTGCTGAACTGTTTGCTCTTGCTTCAACATCTATGTACTCACCTAAAGCAAAAATAACGCCTCTTCCCAAATTGTCAAGAAACACCTTCTTGCCCTTTTGTGCACCTTCTAAAAACCCTAAAGAATAGTTTGCAATATTTAAAAGATCTTTTTCAAAATTGTTTGTTGTTAGTGAAACTCTCATTAGTCACCAACTGTCTGGTTTTCGGTTCTACGCCAGAGCATTTTGTAGTATTCTATTTCACCAAATGGGCCAACAAATGGCTCAAGAGTTCCAACTTCATATATTGTTCCACGGCCAGTTCTAGGCCCAGCAGTTTCTTTATAAAGGATAATATCGGTTTTACTTCTAATATTTGTAATAAGAATATTTGTTATTGCATTTTCTGACTCATTAGAAGACACTCTTATATCTGATCTTGATCTACAAACTAATTTTCCATCATATTGTAAAAATGTATCTGGCTTTAATTCAACATCTCCAGCACCACCTACTGTAGTAGCATTGCAAACAATAGTTCTATCAAATACCCATTCTTTATTAGGCTGACCATAACTATTTTGTGTAATTATAGGATAGTAAATATCAGCCTTCATTGGATAGATAAAATCTGTTGTGTCGCAACTTATCATTACAATACTCCAGGTGTACCAAAGTTTGTTATATACTTTTCTAGGATTCTGTCTACTAGGATATTGCCTGTACCATCAAGTGCAGATTTGTCAATCTTAATCTTATATTGATCTGTAGAGTAGTCAAGGATATATCTCTTGTGGTATTCCATTCTTCCACACTTAATATCATCAATAAGCATTGTTATGGCATCTTGTATATCATAAGGCACTACCTTGTACCCAGTTTCTAGTGAGAATAAGTAGTTGAAAGTTATTGGAAATGTAACACCTGCTGCAACTGCCAAGGTTACGGGGCTATCCTCTGTGTCATATAAATAGATAGAATCTGACTCACCAAGCGGCACACCCTTTGGTGTTCCAACTGCTCTGACATATGAATCAGTAGTTTGCTGATTCCATTCTTTAATAATTGCTGTTTTATCTTTTGTTAATAAGTAACTCCACTCAAACAATGCTTGTGGATCTTGTGTTGAATCCCAAACAAGTTCATTGTTTTCATAAGCCTTTAAGATTTTATAAACTCTGTCCCAGATAGCAAGGTAGTCTGTTCCGTTGCCATTTACTTCATACCAAGATCTTTCATAATAAAATCCTCCAGGAACAATGGAATCAATGATTGCTCTTGCTAAGTCTTCATACTGTGTATACTCATTAATTTCAGTTGCTGTTCCTGACCCATACTTTTTTGCAAGTGTGGTTGGATTAACATACGGGCGCATTACCTCTAGATTATCTTCAACAACAATCTCTGCCTGCTCACCATCTTCTACCTCATAGATTGCCAAATAATATGATTCATCATAAGAACTAAATAAGGATGGCAAGGTGTATTCAATTTGTGATCCAGAAGTAGATGTTATATTTTCTTCAACTTCAATAACATTTCTAGAACTGTCTTGAATCAGCAATAAATACTCTGTGTTCGCTAGTGGAACATCATAAGATATTGTAAGCGGGTATGGTGGTAAGCGCAATATTTGCATTAGATTTTACCGTAGTGTTTGGCTACTTCTTTAGGCGATGCTTCACGCACTGCTTTATGAGTTAACCATTTAACGGATGCCTCCTTAGTGACAATGTTATATCCTTTTTCAAGGGCACCCACACCAGTCCAATGTAGATTACGCTCTGAGTAAAGTGCAATCTTTTCTTTTGGATTCTCTACTGCTACTTCTTCTACTGGATCTTTTCTTGGTACAAAAGGCAAAATAGCCTCTAGCATTTCCTCTTTTGTTTCAGTTCCATATAAATCTATATTGTGCTTTTTGGCATATGCCTGTAATTGTGGTACTGTCTTTTTAGCAAATTTTTCTACTACTTCTACTGTTGTTGCCATAATATCCTCCACTGCTATTATATCAGAAATGAATTATCTTCTGCTTGCTCTCAATGTTTGTGGTCTTCTAATACCACTAGGTGTTCCAGAAATTGATATATTCTCACCAAATATAGGTGTTGGTATATTTCCTAAAACATTTGTTTGTGTAATAATTCCTGATGGACCCATTACTATTACCCCGCCAACTCCTCCAACAGCAATTGCTCCATCACCATCGTGTTGATGAGGAACTGTTGGATTTCCTGGATATGACATTTTATTCCTTAATTGATAAAGGAGGGCAGTTTTTACTCTGCCCTCCCTATCGTTTAGTTTTTACAAACTATTATGCTGTAGGATCAACTGCTGCGTCTGCATAAGCAACCGCATCAAGTTCTTCCCACTGTAGACCAAAGCGGACGAATACTGTGTATTCAATTGTATCCTTCTTTGGCTTGTATTCACGGTTTACAGTGATATCTCTCTGGAAGCCCCATACACGGTTAGCAGGGAATGTCAAGTCGACATAGTTTGCTGGGTAGTAAGGAACTTCTTGTACATCAATGCCTAGAACACGAGTTGTACGTGCTCCACCGAATGTCTGTGCTTGTCCATCAAGGTATGCCTGACGGTTACGCTCTGTACCAGCAGTACGTGGAGCAAATGCTTCTGCGATTGCGTCAGCAAGTGTTCCGTTGTTCTTTACGATACCCTGGAAAGCATCTGTACCTGCGTAGAACTTTAGGTTCTGCTTTAGTGCACGATACTTACGTGGCATTGCAAGGATGATATCCTGCATTACCTCGGTTGTCCAGTTGTCATCAGTAACAGTGACTAGTGCTTCGTGAGCATCGCCATCGTTT